ACTAAATGTTGTCTATTGTGTCCTCCCAGACGATCGACAAGACCCCCCACCATTTCGGTGAGTTTGTCGTCTGGGGTTGCAAGAAAGGGGCTAACGTCGAGTGAGCGGGTTGGTGCGGGAAAGCGCCACACGGATACACTCAAGCTGTGCCTCGGTGAAGGGTGGCGGTGCCATCTTCTCTTCACACTCATCTTTCAACTCAGAGAGCGTGCCGGTACGAATACCAACTCGAAGCTCATCCAAGTCACAGTCATCTTGGCATAAAGCCAAATGCACCAAACGCTTCCTCTCAGCACTTAAGCCAAAGAGGGAGCGGAGACCAGACCATGCGCTGGTAGCCACTTTTACAAATGACTTAGCACCACCCCATATGGACTGTAAATCCGAGGCAGTGATATCAGCGAAACCGTCGTCCTTGAGAGCACATCGCTCAATCGAGAACTCCGGTGCATGACCGAAAGAACGATCAACGGCTCGATCAAATTTACGCATGTCCACCTCATGTTTGGAGGGAGCGAAAAAGACGCTCGTCGACGCGTAGGGACGCGCGAGGTAATACGTAACCACCTCCAACTCCCAAGTTTGTGGTGAGTCAGAGGCGCTTTGAGAGCGGAAGATCATTTCCGTGCTCTGGGGATCCAGATTGCCATTAGAGGGCAAATTCCACCCATAGTCTATAATATTACCGGCAACCACCGGGGTCATGCCGCCCTGCCCTTCATAGGACAGGGTCAACAGGACTCCGGGGTCTGCGGCAGATTTGACAAATGAAGTGCCGGAGGATCGATGAATATAATAAGATTTCAGCTCATCACTGACGGGGATGCGACCAATTAAGGCCTCACCACCCTGAGACAAAACCTTAGTCATATTCTTGACCCGTACACCTTGATACGCCACCACAACGGACTCAAAGTTCACGTTAATGGCAGCATAGAAGGGATCCTGAGCAGAGGTTTGACTCGTTGGTAAGCCAAGGCTGTCAAAAGCAGTTGTGATGCCAATTTGGCCATTCAACCAAGGTCGAATGGCGAGATAGGTTCCAACATTAGACGTCCCAGTAAAAGGGATGTCGGTGACAACCTGCACGTTGCGCGTCCAGAACCCATACGCGGATTGCGCCTGGGCTGCGATGGGGAGGCCGCCCATAAGGCGTGCCTCATACGCAACGAATGGCTGAAGATAACAAGTAAGAGAATCGTTGGTCGCATCGCGGTGTGAATCAGCGACGGAAGGTCGCGACATAACCACGTTGTGCCTGGGGACAGCGAGTCGTGGGCGAGGTTGTTTCACCACAGCCTTTTCAACTCGAGCAACCACTTTCTTGACTGCCTTCTTCTTCTGAGAAGGCTTAGCCATGCTTTGTTTAATGACGAAGATGGATTAAACGTCGGAGGCCCATTAGAGGTCTTTGGAGAGGATGTGCTTGAGCAGGGGGTGGTGAGCCACCTCACGCAACCGCAAGCTCGACATCCAGGTGGTGATTTCATCAATGTCACCATCCGATAGTCCATAGCGGCGACCGATTATGAAGCGAGCTTCTGGATGCTCCTTCAATTCGACATCGGTCGCAGTGGCGCTGTAACGTTCCACAACGCGCTCAGCTTTAACGCCAGCTGTCAACTCCAAATGGCGTTCCACAAACGCACGACAAATGGGATTGATGCTGGCAATGTTTTGAACTCCCAGCGCTTTGGCCCGCAACATTTCGTCCGGGTCCTGCGCAAGGTTAACGCTCCATGGAAAACGCTCCAACAGGCGGCCAGTCTTAAGGGAGAGAACAACCGAACTCTCACCATTGACAATGGCGGGGAGGAATATGCCGCTGCAAAACTCAGCGTCCCAGATATCATCACGCTGTACAGTGATGTTGTCCATCCCAAGGTCACGGATGTAACTCGCGCCAGAGTGAGGTAGCTCACTGAAAGTCAAGTTGTCATCACCAGAAACGATGGTATGGAATTGGCCATTGAAGGCCTCTGAGACCGTAAGACCGTGTGCTTGGCAATATGCATAAGTCTGCAGCAATCCGTTGAGGATGGAGTTGTGAATGTAGGTTTCGGGGTCGCCCGACGCCATGGTACCACGAGTGGTGTATTTCACACCGCAAGAGAAAGCCCCATATTTGGACTTGGCTTTCATTGTGGATAACCGTATAACCTCGCTGGGAGCCCCAAACCAGGCATTCACTTCCTCACACATGAACACTCGGATGGCTTCACACTGTCCCGCATCAAATGCGGAAAAGTCACCCTCGGTGCA